AGCTAAAGTATCAGGTATAGTTAAAACATATGAAGAAGCAGAATTAGCTTGTTTAGATAAATTAATAGAACTTATTAAAAACAAATAATATGGAAAAAGAATTTGTACCCTACAAACAAGCTTTAAAGCTTAAAAAACTAGGTTTTAATGAACCATGTTTTGGTAAATATGATTTGAATGGTAGCTTTTACTATTCAGTAAATTATCATAATACAGACATACAAAGTTATTGTATTAATTGTTCAGCACCTTTATACCAGCAGGCATTTAAATGGTTGTTTGAACAACTAGATGCAAAAGGTGTTATGATTCTTGAAGAAAAACAAAGACTAATTGTTTTAAAAAATTTAATTAAAAAATTAAAAAATGGCACATCCTCTAGAACATTGTAAATCCTCAGTAAAAAAATGGGGTGGAGAATGGAGTGATTACATTGCAATTCATAATTGGTTTGATGAAACTAAAAAATGGATTGGTCATAGTAAACATAGAATGTTTAGACATCATAGTGAAGGTATATTTGAATGTGAAAAGATATTTGGGATGTCTTTTGTCAACTCAGATGGTAAAACTGTATATACAAGATATGTTGGAGAACAACATGTAAAAGAGGATTGTAATAATTATATCCCAAGTGCAAAAGAATGGGTAGATAATATAAATACACCTAAGGAATGGATGATTAAAACTTTAAAAATTGAAGACTAATGGAAAAAGAAATTAATTATTGGGGATTAGCAGATGAATATGCCACCTCAAAACATAAAATGGAAAAAGGAGATCATATTTCTAAATATGAGAGATATGAAGAAGTTAAAGAAGGTTATGAAGCTGGATTTTTAAAAGCTGTAGAATTATTTAAAACTGACAAAGAAATTATGATTAAAACTTTTAAAATAGAAGACTGATGGAAAAACAACTGTTTATAATTGATGGCTACAGAATCTGGGCTATGACATATGAAGATGCATATGCAAATTATTTAGTAATATCAAGAATATGAAAATGGTTTATGATAAAAAAGAAACAGAGAATATTCTAAATATGTTATTATCTTCTGATACTGATAATAAGTATTTAGCATATCAACTGATTAATAATTCTGATGTAGAAAAGTATAAAGGTAATCTGATTTTGTTGTATAGATATTCTAAGATGAAAAATGAAGATTGGGAAACTAATTGTTCTTCAATCTGGAAAAAAATTAAAGATATAATACTTGAGGCAGGTCCATTAACAAGTCCTAAGTGCTTAACATTACTAAAAAATGTTAAAGCTACTAATGACTGTATGGAATTATTCATGGAATTGTTCATTAGAGATATGATAGGTTATTTAAATGATTTAGGATATCCTACTGATAAATTTGATATAAGTATAAAATTTAAAAATTAATGGATAAAGTAGATAGTTTAAGTAGAACAAGTAAAGACTTAATGTTGAAAGAACCTTATTATGGTTTCTTTCTTATTATGTTAAATAAAGTATGGGACATGAAAAGAGTCCCTACTGCAGGTGTTAGTAAAAATGGAATAAATTATCAGTTAACTATAAATGATGATTTTTGGATAGGTCTTAGTGAACAACATAGACTTGGTCTGTTAAAACATGAGTTATTACACATTGCATTTGGTCATCTCACTACTTATTTTAAGTTTAGTGATAAGAGATTGGCCAACATTGCTATGGACATGGAAATTAATCAATATATTGATACATCTTGGCTTCCTGGTGGAGAACTATCCACTGAAGAGTATAAAGCTCTTAAAGAAGCTGTAATCAATGAATATAAAACAGCAAAAGAAGCTGGTGCATCTACTGAAGAGTTGGAGCTTATTAATAGTAAGATCCCGTCTCGTGGTATTATGATTGAAGATTATGATGAGTTAGACTTAGATCTTAAAGCTGGTTCAAGATATTATTATGATAAATTGAAAGAAGCTAAAGATAAAAAAGACAAAGATGGAACTAGTGGTTCAGAGATGTTTGATCAATTATGTGATCAGATGGATAATGAAATGAACACTGGTGCTGAACATCCTACATGGGAAGAATTTGAAAATTTAAGTGAAGCTGAGCAAAAGCTAATAGAAAAGCAATTACAAAAAGTACTTAATGATGCTCAGGAACAAACTATAAAGAAAAGAGGTAATGTTCCAGGAGAAATTCAAAGTGTTATTGTTATTGAAGAAATTAAAGTAGCTAAGTTTGATTGGAGAGGTTATATCAGAAGATTTACAGGTGTAAGTACAAAGATATATACTAAGAAAATAAGGAGAAAAGAGAATAAAAGATTTTCTGATAATCCTGGTTTAAAGATTAAAATGAGACAACATATGTTGTTAGGTATAGATACATCAGGTTCTGTATGTGATGCTGAATTAGCAGAATTTATGAATGAGATACATCATATCTATAAAGCAGGTGTTGATATCACAGTAATTCAATGTGATACAAAAATTAATAGTGTTGAACCTTATAGAGGTAAACATGAGATAGATATAAAAGGTAGAGGAGGAACTGAATTTGATCCTGTCTTAGAGTATTATAATGGTAACTTAAGGAAATATACTAGTTTAGTTTATTTCACTGACGGTGAATGTACAACTGAGGTTGTTCCTAAAGGAAATGTACTTTGGGTTCTTTCAGAAAGATCTCACATGAATGATAGTTTACCGGGTAGAATTATTAAATTAGAGTTATAAAATATTAAAAATTAAAGAAGATGAGTCAAGTTAAATTAAATGTAGAAGAGTTAAAAAGTTTTATTAAACACATGGTTAAGAATAACCAACATATTCAGTCTGAAGGTAAAGTTCCTGTGGCTATAAATATTGAAGGTGATGCTGGTTTGGGTAAAACTTCAGCAATTATGCAGTTAGGTAAAGAACTTAATATGCAAGTTGTTAAACTTAACTTGTCTCAATTAGAAGAATTAGGTGACTTGGTTGGTTTTCCTGTTAAAGAATTTCAGATCCAGAATGCAGAAGGTAAAACAACTTGGATTAATGAAGCTCAGATAAGTGCAGCTAGTGCAAAAGGTTATAAAGTTATAGATAAGAGAATGGCGCATGCTGCTCCTGAGTGGATTCAAGGTAAGGGAGAAGGTGGCTTTCTTATATTAGATGACTATACTCGTGCGGATTAACAAAATATGCAGTCTACTAGTGTTAGTGTGAATAATTTAATTATCTTTGTGATATGGAAAAATTAAATACACAAACTCTTAAGACAGCATTAAAGAGTATAGGAATCTACAAAATTAAAATTAATGATAAAGAGTACATTGGTAGCTCTTGTAATATTGGTCATAGGTTAAAACACCATTTGTGGTCTCTTGAAAATCTAAAACATCATAACAGAACAATGCAAAACTTATATAATAAGTATAGTAAAGAAGAAATTTATTTTACTGTTATAGAAGAATGTTCTGATGATATTTTAATAGAAAGAGAAGCTTACTACATTAGTACAATTAATCCTTATATAAATCACATATTAGATCCTCAAACTTTAGTTAGAGATGATGTATGTAAACAAAGGATAAGTGTAGCTAAGAAAAAAGCTTATGCAAATGGTCTAAAACCTCATAATCTTAAAGCAGTACATAAGTATTCACTTGATAAAGGTGAGTATTTAGAAAGTTTTGAATCTCTTACGGCTGCTGTTAAATCTATTAATGCCAAAAGTGTTAATAGTATAAAAGCAGTATGTGATGGAAAACAAACTTCTGCCGGAGGTTATGTTTGGGCTTATAATAAAGTTGATCTAGTTTTTTCTAGAGATACAAAATATAAGTTGGAACCAGTAGTACAATATACTAATGATAATATTTTTATCAAAAGATGGGAGTCTATAACTCAAGCAAATAAGAAACTTGGTATCTCTAATATTAATAGAGCAATATCTAAAGACTTAACTGCTGGTGGTTATAGATGGAAAAAAGCATAAAGCGGGTGGTCCGCAATAAATCATGTGAATTCAGGGAAACTCCAGAGATGGACAATCCTGAGCCAAGCCTTATAGGGATGTAAGGAAGGTGCAACGACTAGTATATGGAGCCTAGAACAGGCAGTAAAATACCAAGAGCGCATGACACATAGGAATATGTGATGATATAGTCTGACCTGTAGATATAATCTAAAAGAAACTACAGAATCATAGGATAAAGAGCCTATGAGTTAACAATAATGCACCGCTTTATGCAAGCAACTATGGAGATTCTTGACAGACAAGAGTATGTTTCATGGAAATTACCAAAAAACTGGCATGTAATCTTAACTACTAATCCAGATAATGGAGATTATAATGTAACTAGCTTAGATGTTGCTCAAAAGACTAGATTTATATCTACAGAATTAAAATTTGATATAAATGTATGGGCTAAATGGGCAGAGCTTGCAAACATTGATGGTAGATGTATAAATTTTATGTTAATGCATCCTGAATTAGTTACTCAAAGAATTAATCCAAGAGCTATAACTACATTCTTTAATGGTATTAGCTCTATACCAAAGTTTGAAGATAACTTACCTATTATCCAAATGATTGGTGAAGGTTCTGTTGGTTCTGATTTTGCAGCAATGTTTACTATGTTTATTAATAATAAACTAGATAGGATTATTTCTCCAGAAGATACCTTAACCAAAGATGAAGCATATGTAATGGGAGCATTGTCTTCTGCTGTAGGAAAAGATAATGACTTCCGTGCTGATATCTCAAGTATAATTGCAACTAGGTTGATAAATTATTCTCTTGTATTTGCAGAGAAGAAAGCTATTCCTGCACCAATGATTCAGAGAATTATAAAGTTAACTACTGATTGTGATGCATTCACTGATGATCTTAGATATTATATGATTAAAGAGATAGTTAATGGTAACAAGGTTAAGTTTGCACCATTGATGATGAATCAGAATGTGGTGAAGATGGCTGTTAAGTAATTAATGGTAAATCAGTCCCCTGTTTAAAAACAATAATTAAGTTACAAATCAAATATAGAGGAGGGTAATTCCTCCTCTATTTTTTATTAATTAAAACTAATATGAAATGCTATTAAAAATTAATACAACATTAAGATGGAATAATAATTCACTTCAGAGTATTGATATACATATTAATCCATTTGCTGGATCTTTTGAAAATGATTTATTTAGTTTAGATAATACACCTTATGTACCTCAAAAAGGTGATAGATTCTATTTCTTACCAGATGTAAACATTCCTAGAATAAAACTAAAAGATTTAGCTACAAACTATGGAATTAAAGTTACAAGAGATCCTGAAAATGCAACCCATATTTTTGCAAGTAAGAATACTATAAATAAAGTAACTACAAGAAATTGGTATTATAAAATACCAACAAGTTATTTTAAAGAATATGTAGAAGAATATAAATCTTATATGGATGAGCAACATGTAGAAAATGTGAGGCAAGCTTTAGAATTCTATACTGAAGAATATGTTATCTGTGAACATAGTACCAGAGCAGATTTGACTGATGAAGATTTACCAAACTTTTCAAATTTAACTATTATTCATGATGATGAAACTGTAAATAGTCAAAGAGTATATATGCTTGATAAAGAATATGTTAATTTATTTGATGAGATAAAAGGTAAAACAATTACTGATGAAGTACATTTACTAGATATACTTAACGGTGATGATGCAGTTGTTATTGATGCTACTACTTTTGACCAGCTGTCTAACTTATTTAAAAGTTCTGATACTGATAATCATGTATTAGCTATGGAGATAATGGCTAATTCAAAGTATAAAGAAAGCATGTTGTATTTAGGTATTTTATTTAAAGAATTCCAAAATGTAATGTGTAATCAATCAACTAAGAACCATGTAAACTTTAAATCTTTAGTTACTTATTTTAATATTAAAAGTTTTCACTATGATAGAATTGATCTTGATTATATAGTAGAAAGACTTAAGACTAGAAATGTACTTACAACAGATATGTTAAATGTTCTTCTTGATAAGTATAATGAAGAGGTTATTGGTAGAAATACAACAAGTGTGTTTCAAGTAAAAACAGTTACTGTTAATCCTGAACTACTAGGTATATTAAATACTAACTATATGTATGAAACAGCAGTTGATTTTACACCTGTTGTTAATGTAATTGAACATATAGAAGAGGTAATAGCTCAAGAACCAGAAGTAATTGAAGAACCAGTATCAGAATTTGCAGCTGAAGACAATTTTGAAACTTCAGATGATGAATTAGTTGCTAGTATAGAAAGTGTAGAGATACAGGAATCTGAAGAAGAGGTAATAACACCGGAAACAGAAGTATTTACTAATCAAACCAACATAACAACAAATGATTCAGACATTGATTGGTTCTAATGAAGAGTTAGAACAATTTTACAAAAAGAAGTTTTACTTTAGTTATAGTGGAATCAATAAGTTATTGTATTCTCCTGTAATGTTTTACAATCATTATGTTTTGAACCAAAGAGAAGATAGTACAGACGCGCACCTAGTTGCAGGGCGCGTTCTGCATTGTCTCTTATTTGAGGAAGAGAAATATGATGATAACTTTTTATCCTTACCGGGTAAACTGCCTACTGATAGTCAGAAAAAAATTATTGATTCTATCTTTAAATTCCATATGAGTTTAGGAAATAATTCCTTATCTTTGGAAGACTACTCACAAGATATACTCACACATCTACTTACTGCTAACTTATACCAGACTCTCAAAACTGATCAACAAAGATTAGAAAAGATTATTACTGATGAGAACAAAGAGTACTTTGAATTCCTAAAAGCTAGCTTAGATAAGACTGTAGTAGATCAACCCACTCTAGAAAATTGTAGAGCTCAAGTTCAAGTATTAAGAGCTAACAAAGATGTTAGAGCTTTACTACAGCTAGATAAATCTGCTACTGATGACCATTTAGAAATACACAATGAGATGTTTCTAAAAGTAGATCATTCTCAACTGCCTTTTGGTTTCCATGGTGTTCTTGATAATATCATTATTGATACTCAAGCAAAAATTATTTTTATAAATGACCTTAAAACAACAAACAAATCCATTCAGGATTTTCCAGAAACTGTAGAATATTATAGATATTGGCTCCAAGGAGTTATCTATGTTTTACTAGCTACTGACAAATATCTGAAAGGAAGAGAAGATAAAGATGAGTGGAAATTTCAAGTTACTTATATAGTAATTGATAAGTACAACCAAGTTTATCCTTTCCAAGTTAGTGTGGAAACGCTAGAGAAATGGAAGTTTGATTTTAAAGAACTAGTGACCAAAGTAAAATGGCACTATGAGAATAAAAGATATGACTTACCTTATGAACTAGCTATTGGTAATGTAAAATTATAAAAAAGTTATGGCTTTAAATTCAGTGTACAGGAAGTATTTCCAAAAGTCCAAGGTATTTATCTATCCGCTCCTTGGAATAAAACGAGGAACTAGTGTAGTCCCAACAGAAACTTATGTTTCATGGGAAGACCACTATGCTCCTGAGGATATGAAACTAGTTTGTGTTTATAATGTTAGAAAGGATAATGAGTATTTGTATTTTGAGAAGAACACTCTCTTAAGACATACAAGACTTACTGAGTATATCAAGATAAATAGTGAAACTAGTGTGTTTATATTTAATTTTTCTGATATGGGAACTGATTGGTATAACTTTCTAGAAGGAAAGTATAGCAAAATTGATATGAATCTGAAACAAAAAATATTAAACTTTTTTGATAAATACAGTGGTAATTATGCTTATATGTCTACATATTTGTTTCCTGAAAAACATTTTGGAGAATATGCAGAATTATTACAAGTAGATATTGAAATATTAAAATCTGTTGGAGAACTTTGCAGTAAACCAGATATGGAAAGTGAAAACTTTACAATGGCTGTTGCAGATTTTGAAAATATTGAAAAAAGTAAACTAAATTTATAAACTAAAACCTAATTTATTATGAGTGAAAAATCAATGATGTTAGTTCAAGCAACTTGGAATGACAAACAAACTTTTAGATTGATTCCTTTAACAGAATCTTGTCCTTATGTAGAATGTATTATGGATCCTGATACTAAGGTTCTTGTAATCATTTCTAAGATAAGTAAACAAAGTTTGCACATGTTACCTAAAATAGATGACAATGGTGATACTATTGCAGTTAAACATGTTAGACCAAATGGCAGAACCTTCAGAGAAGAAAGACACAAGATTGAAGTGTTCCAAGAATTTTATATAGAAGATAAAGTTGCTATTAAAGATTTGTTGCACATATTTGCTACAAATGTAGAGACTTTTGACTATAGTAAATTTATGTAAGATTAAATACCTCAGGGTATTTAGTTACCCTGGGGTTTTTTATTAACTAATACGGGGAAACAGCTTAACTGAATAAATTAGTATGAAAACACATTGGGTAATGGATTATGAAACTCTTGGTAATTGTTTCATAGCAGTATTTGAAAGTATTAAAAAAGAAGAGGCTGAGAGAAAGATATTTGTTTGTCATAAAACACAAAATGATATTGTAGAGTTTATAGCATTTCTAGAGAGAAACATATCTCTTAATGAATGGCATGTAAGTTTTAATGGTTTAGGATTTGATAGTCAAATCACTGAGTATTTTCTAAGGAGTAAAGATGATTTATTACACCAGGATGGAGAATATATTGCAAGATTTGCTTATGATAAAGCCCAAACTATTATTAGAAAACAAAATGAAGATGAATTTCTTGAGTTTAGTCCAAGAGATCTTCAGATAAAACAGGTTGATGTATTTAAATTGAATCATTGGGATAATCCAGCTAAGAGAAGTTCTTTGAAGTGGATTCAGTATAGTATGGATTGGAAAAACATAAAAGATATGCCTATCCATCATAGTACAGAGATTAAGATTAAAGCAGAAATAGATCAAGTTATAGATTATTGTATTAATGATGTGCTTTCTACTAAAGCAATCATGTATTTGAGCAAAAGCCAAATAGAATTAAGAAAGAATTTAACTGAAGAATATAATATAGATTTGTTTAGTGCTTCTGAGCCTAGAATATCTAAAGAGTTATTCTTGCATTTCTTGAGTAAGCAAACTGGTATAAAGAAGTATGAGTTAAGGCAGATGAGAACCCACAGACCTAAAATTGTAGTTAAGGATATCATTCTACCTTATATTAAATTTTCTACAGCCACATTTCAAAATTTACTTGATAAATTTAATGATGTTGTTATCTTTCCAGGTGAAACAAAAGGAGGATTTAAATATTCTGTACAGTATAAAGGAGTAAAAACAGATTTTGGTCTTGGTGGTGTGCATGGTGCTAGAAGTAGTAAAGTGTATAAATCAGATGCTGATAATGTTATAATGTCCTCAGATGTTGTAAGTTTTTATCCTAATCTTGCTATTAGAAATAAATGGTCTCCCGCACATTTACCTAAAGAAGACTTTTCTGAATTGTATGAGTGGTTCTTTGAAGAAAGAAAGAAGATACCTAAGAAGGATCCTAAGAATTATGTATATAAGATTATTCTGAATTCTACTTATGGTTTAAGTAATGATGAGAATAGTTTCCTATATGATCCTGAATTTACTATGAGGATAACTATTAATGGTCAGTTAAGTCTAATTATGTTGTATGAGATGATATGTGAAGAAATCCCCGGATGTATTCCATTGATGCAAAATACAGATGGTTTAGAAACTATCATTCCTAGAAAGTATGTAGATAAGTATTTAGAAATATGTGAGAGATGGGAAAAGCTAACTATGTTAGAACTTGAACATGGTACATATGATAAGATTGTTCTAGGAGATGTTAATAATTATATTGCAACTACTGAGTTATCTGAGGTAAAAGAAGATAAGTATAGAGACTTGTTACAAAGCTCTCTGTATGATATGTTCCAGGAAAAAGATGGTAAATTTTATTATTCAAGTGTAAAAGCCAAAGGTAGATTTGAATTTAATAATCTGGCCCTACATAAAAACAAAAGCTTTCTTATTATTCCTAAAGCTATCTATCATTATTTTGTACATGATATAAAGCCTGAAGAATTCTTTAAGAACAACACAAACATATTTGATTATTGTGGTGGTGTAAAGATTAAAGGAGATTGGAAGTTTTATGAACATAATGTTGATGAAGGTACTTATAAGAAAGAACCATTACAACATACTATTAGGTATTATATTTCTAAATCAGGTTCCAAGATTGTTAAAACCAATTTACTTGATGGAAGAGAGATTCAAGTTGAATCTGGCAAATGGATGCAGACTACATTTATAAATTATGTAAACAAAGATTTTGAAGATTATAATATTAATTATAGTTATTATCTGGAAAATGTAAGAAAAGAAATAGAAAGTTTAGAACCAAATAAAAACCAACTAACCTTATTTTAAGATGCCAAGAAAAACACAAGATTGTACAAAAGCACATTTATTAAGTGTTGCTTTGCCTACTCATGCTGACACATACACTGTTATATCACATGAGTTTGTAATTAATTATTCATATCAAGCCCTTGCTGCTGCAGGGTTTATAGTTGTAGATGAAGAATATAGATGTAATGCAGATGGTCAAATTGCTCAAGGAGTTTATAAATTAAATTATAATAGTGATCCTGAGTTATCAATGATGTTTGCATGGACAAATAGTTATAACAAACAAGTTAAGTTTAGATGTGGTATTGGAGCCTATATTAATAAAACTGGAACAGTAATGACATCCGGTGATATTGGTACATGGATTAGAAAACACATGGGAACTGCTGATACTGATACTAAGAAGACAATAGATAATCAAGTACAAAATGCTAATATGTACTATGATCAGTTAGTACTTGATAAAGCAAGTATGGAGAATATTATTCTGAATAAAAGAAGACAAGCTCAAATGCTTGGTATTTTATTTGCTGAATATGATATTCTTTCTACTGAACAAGTAAATATAGTAAAGCAATTAATGAAAAAACCAACATTTAGTTTTACTAATACTGATAGTCTATGGCAGTTTTATAATTATGTAACTGTTTCTTTACAAGAGTCTCATCCTAAAACCTGGATGGAAGATCAAAGAATATTACATTATTTTATTACTTCTGTACTTTCTTCTCAAAAACCTACAGTAGTTGAAGCTGTAGAAGAAACAATAGCTGTTGATCCTTTATATGCTATTCCTAATCAGACTAATTTACTAGATCAAATTGCTGAAGTTGAGGCTGGAGTTATAGTAACTGAAGTTGAACCTGATGACTTTGTTATAGAAGAAGTTAATACTGTAGAAGAAGAGGAAGAGGAAATTACAACTACTGTATTTGAAGATGTAGTAGAAGAAGTTGAAGTTATTTCTATTGAAGAACCTATAATAAATGAAGTTGTTGAAGCGGTATCATATACTGATGCTGCTGGTAATACTTTTGAAACTCCAAGTTATGAAGTAACTGAGAAAGATCCATTTTCTTTAGATGATGAGTTATCTCTAAATAATATAGAAAGTTTTGAAGAGAACAAGAATGATATTCCTGATTTCTTCTAAAAATCTTGTTGTGGTTGACAAGGTTGTTATCAATTAAAAGAGGGATAGTTTAAATACTGTCCCTTTTTTTATCTTTGCAAAAAATCTGATTATTATGGAAAACATAGACATTGAAAAAATAGCTTTAGAATTATATCCTCCCCGCATTGATGCATATATGGAAGGAGTAATTGACTGGAATCTGAACATTAGAAAAGCTTATATTGAAAATCAAAAACAGAAAAAAGAACCTGAAAAAAAATACACTGATGATGATATAACATATATCAGAAACATGTTAATAGATGGTGCTTTAACAAACATGGGTTGTGCTAGTGCAATAGTAGAGCTTGATAGGTATATTAATCTACTTAATACCCGCAGCTAATGAAAATACAAAACAAAATTATCATACACTTAGTAGCTATTATGCTTATAGTGTGTTCATTACCACTAATCATTCTTTATTTATTAATTAAACTTTATAACAAAATTTTTTATGGAAGATAATTCAAAATCATTTTTATACTATGTAGCCTTAGTATATCTAATAATCAGTCAGTTTGCAGCAGTGTATCACTTTATCCAGTCTATAAAAGCTTCAGATAGTATACTTTATGCAATATTTATATCTCCTATAGTAGGAGAAGTTAAAGGTTTACTTTGGATATTCTTTATGTAATAACAATAGTCAGGTGGCGCAAAGGTTGACGGCTGGAACAATAGTTACAGAGGCCATGCAGGTTCGAGTCCTGTCCTGACAACTAAAAACTAAAAAATAAAATTATGATGAAACAAAAGAATGAAATAGAAAACTATGAAGACAAGTCAAAAGTTCTTCAAGAAAACGGTTGGGAAACTTGGTATCATGACGATAACTGGATAAAGACAGAATGGATTGAGCAAGGCAAAGCTTATGATAGGATGGGAAATTCAACTGATAGAGTTTATGCTAGCATAATTAAAAAATAATAAATAGTCAGGTGGCGCAATTGGTAGAGCAAGTAGATGACACAGATACTGATTCTGTAATTTCTTCCACTATACAGGTTCAAATCCTGTCCTGACTGCAATTAATAATTTAAACTAAAACTAAAAACTATGAAACATAAATATGATTTAAAGATTTATAATGGAAGAGTAAAAGTATATGTAGATGGTTATGTAATGTTTACTTTTAACCAAATAGATTTTAAAGGCTATTATTCATATAAAGATGATACAGACCTTTATGGTATTGATGTATACTTAATGAATGAAAAAGGTGGTGCAACCACTATGGAAATATACTTTAAAACAAAAAATAATTGGCTTAATATATTAAAACTATTAGATAAACATTTATGACAGCAGTAGAATGGTTAATTGAGCAAATAATTAAATATGAATTAGTTCCTGAAGGAACTAATCCTGATAATGTATTATTTAATAAAGCCAAGGAAATGGAACATAAACAATTAGAAAAAGCTATTGAATATGGTTATGAATTAAGAAATAACAACAAACCAATAAATAGTGGTATTGATTGGGTAAAAGAATTTAACTCACTAGAAGAAGCTACATTAAAATTATATCCTGATGATTGGGATAGAAACGAAAGATTAGCATTTATTGAAGGTGCTAACTGGCAAACAGAAAGAATGTATAGTGAAGAAGATTTATTAAGTGCTTTTGAAGCAGGAATGATGTTTATTGGTGAGGATAAAGGATGTTTTAGAGAATGGTTTGAACAATTTAAAAAGAAATAACAATGGGAAATTTAATAATACTAAGTCTAATATGTAATTGTTTTTGTTTTTATGCAATTTACTTACTCAAAAAAGAATTTGAACAATTTAAAAAGAAATAATTATGAAACAAACAAGACTAATATGAAACTAATAAAAATTACAAGTCAATCCAGAAGAGATTTTTGGGGGACTTATGAATGTGAATTTTGTAACCATGTAGAAAAAAAAGTATCAGGATATGATGATAATTACTTTCATACAAATGTTACACCCAATATGAAATGTAAAATTTGTGGAGAATCTACAATATCTAAAGGAGGAGATGTTAAACAAGTACAAACAAAATATCCTGAAGGTTATCAAATTTAAACAAGACTAATATGAAAACACCTATGCAACAAGCAATTGATAGGTTAAGAGATTTAGCATATCAGATGGGAACTGATGATGAAGTTTTAGATTCATTTAGTGCTGGTACAAGAAGAGGTTATCTTGAATCCGCTAGTGAGTTACATAAATTTTTAGAAATGGAACAAAACCAATTAATAGAACAATGGAAAAAAGGATGGGATGAAGCAATATCAGAAGCTATTAAAGAATTATGTAAATATCAATAATTATAAACTAAAGAAGAAATAGAACAGAGTGTCATCAATGATACTCTGTAAAAACAAATAATTATGAGTTTTATAAAAAGATTAAAAGAATTTATAATAATTAGTTATATAAGAATTATAGAATTTAGTTTTTATACAATTAGTGGTATAGATTTTTATAGGAATTATTCAAGATTTTATTGGAAAAACAAAGTAAACAAACAAGACTAATATGATAAAGAAAGGCTCCGTTATTGTACTTGACTATAGTACTCAAGAAATACACATTTATAAATTTCATCTTAAGGATGGTGAAATGGAAAACTTTATTACATCAAAAGGTCACACTATCAAGGGTTCTAGCTGGATGGTGGTTGATGAACTTAAATTAAAGATACACTAGTTTTGTATTATGAATATTATTATTTTTATAGAAAAAACAAAAGATGGAAGATTTAAAAGACAAAATTGAAAGAAAAATTGAACAGTTAAAAAAAGAACTGACTGGTAACCTGTTTGCTGATGGAGAAATACAGCAAGAGATTTATGATTTAAAGAAAATACTTAACCCAAGAATAGCAGAACATCCTGAAGAGGATAATGATGAGGGCTGTCTTAATTGTGGATCTTAAAAACTTATTGTTATGTCTAAAAAAATAAAAGATCTAGGTATATTAGCTCAATTTGATAATGGTGCTATCCATCAAATACTGGTTAGTGAACAACAACAACAGTATATTCTTGCATATTTAATTCAATCTAGTAGAAATAATAGTCTACAAATACTAGAAAGTCCACTTACTAGTATAGAATGGAATTCAACAGTGGATTTATCTAAAGATTCCTTTACAGATGGTAATGGATATTAAAAATTAACAACAACAACCCCAACATGGAAAAACAATTAAAAGCAGTGGAAGAATTCCACACAACATTTATGCAAGAAAATGGAGTAACTCCCCGTCTTATTGATGCTAAGGATTCTATTTTAAGATATAACTTGATGGCTGAGGAAAATGATGAGTATTTAGAAGCTTGTGAAGAAGGTTCATTAGTCGGTATTGCTGATGCATTAGGTGATAAACTATATATTCTTTGCGGAACTATCCTTAAACATGGTATGCAAGATGTAATAGAGAAAGTATTTGATGAAATCCATAGCAGTAACATGAGCAAAGTTGGTGAAGATGGTAAAGCTATTCTTAGAGAAGATGGTAAAATATTAAAAGGTCCAGATT